TTCGGAGATAAAACTATTACGCGAGGATCTAACCAAAAATTATAAACCCATAAAGGGAAATAAAAAAGAGGAAACTTTAAGCGCAAAGGATAGTTCAAACCTCTACATTATCTCCAAGGAAACTGCTTCCACCGCCTTTCATACATTCAATATGATTGGAATCCTTGAGGGAACATATAGCCTTACTAAGGATATTCTTGCCTCTCTTCAGACGAACCGACTTGCCGATGCAGAACAACGTCTCGAAGACAAAAAGGCAAGAGAAAACCAAACCAATCTAAAACCCGGAGGCACCAATCAACCTCGGCTTGAGGGTGGTCTGGGTTCATTAACTAAATTAGGAATACTCGGCGCCTTAGCGGGAATTGCAGGATTGGTTGTTGGTTTTGTTTCGGGTCTTGTCGAAACGATTGGTACCTATTTTACAACGATTAAAATGGGAATTCAAAAGATTTTCAGCGTTACCGGTATCACTAAAATACTTGAGGGAATCTTTCTTAAGATCAAAACTTTCCTTCAGGAAAGTACAATAGTGAAAACAATAACGAATTTTTTTAAGCCCATTGAACAGTTTTTTACGGGTTTAGCAACTGAAAGCAAATTGATTAAAGGTATCCAGACCATGTGGCCAAAGGTCAAAGGCTTCTTTGAACCAATCAAAAACATTTTTACATTTTTAATTTCAAAGGTGGGTCTTTTAGGTTCTATCATTCCTGGTTTAGGGACGGTCGGTTCTCTTTTTGCCAATTTAAAAACTATTTTTGGTACGCTTTCTAAATTAGGTAAATTTTTAGGTGGTCCTATCGTAACTGCGGTCATTCAAGGTGCACTTTCATTGTTCGAAGGATTTAAGGTATTCCAAAAAACGGGCGACATTGGAAAAGCACTGGAAGTCGGTGCGGTGGGATTCATTAATGCTTTTACTGGCAATATCCTCGACCTATTAAAGAGTGTCGTTTCGTGGATCGCTGGAGCACTTGGATTCGAGGGTATAGAAAAAGCACTTGATTCATTTAGCTTCTCCGACATTATTGCAGAATTCTTCCGTAGATTCATTAAGACCGGGCAGGATGCCTTCGAACAGTTTTTCCAAAATTTCGTTGATATATTCGGTGACATTGGAAATGCAATAAGCAATGGTGATATTATGGGAACCGTTGGTGAAATCTTTAGAGGTTTCATGAAAACACTGGTTGCACTCCCTCTCGATATAGTAAAAGGTTTTGTTGCATCTGCTGCTGGAGCTCTTGGAGCAAATGATATTGAAAAATCAATTCGCAGTGTTAGCTTTGCCAAAATGTTCGGTGGAACTGTTACACAGACGGGAGCCGAAACAGATTCATCCAATAAGAGCATCCTCGGTGCCGCTGGTGATACAACCGATGTAAAGCGTAAACAAAAAGAAGCCGCAAAAGAGTTAAGAAAAGCCGAAAAGGGTATTGGTGAAAGCGCTAGTGATACCGCAAAAGAGTTAATTCCGGCAGCCAATGACATCATCGACAAAGGTAAAGCACTCCTTGGTATCTCTGGAGATGCAAACGAAGGTTTCATGGATATGTTGTTTAAATCATACAACGAAAATGTAGGCACTACCGTAAGCAACATTACGCCCAACCCTTCTACAATCGGTTCCGACATTGCGGCAATTCAAAGCGATACAGCAAATGCAAATATGGCAGCCTCGATTATGCCTGTTGAAATGTCTTCGGGCGGCGGTGGCGGTAACAGTAATGTATCCCATAGCAATACTTCCGTCACTTACCAGAACAATAACATTCCCGATAGAACTTCTTGGATGCTCCGTCCGATCTTTGGTGGTATGTAACTAAAAGAGGGTCCCCTTTCGAGGACCCTCTCATCATAATATAAAGATCAAGTCGATACGGATTAGTCTTCCTTTGCTAGCTTGGCAAAGTAACTAAGGGTGTCCCCTGTATCTTCTTCATCATCGCTGCCTGCCTCAACAGGCTTAAATGCTTCTCTTGGAGCAGCCGCTTCAACAGTGGCCTTTCTTGGAGCCGGTTGGGATTCGCTCAATTCAACCGCTTCCGCAGTTGTAAGGACCTGACCTTCTTCACCGAGAACTTCATACAATTTACGTTTGAGTTCGGCGTATGACTTGTAGTTCTTAGGATCAACAAAGTCCTTGAGTGCGTGCATTGAGTTGTAGATGGCTTCCAACTTAGCTTCATCTCCACCGAAGAGAGGAGCCGCAGGAGCAAACTCTGATTTGTCGTAGTTTCGGTAACCCTCAACATTACGAATCTTGAGCTTAAAATCGGCACCCGACCAGAAGTCGAATGGATTCACTGGCTTCTCATCTTGGAAGGCTGGTTGCATTACATCCAGCATCTTATCGAAGATTTTCTTGCCGAATTTATAGAGGAATACCTTACCTTCGTTGGCTGGATTTGCTGGGTCTGAAATCACGAGGATGTTTGAAACATAGTGAAGACGGCGTTTCTGAGCGCGGGCGACTTCCTTATCCTTCTCATCACCAGAATTCCAGAGCTTGGAATTGAGTTCACCGACCGGGTCTTGCTGACCAATCGAACTGAGAGAGTTCTCAATGTACCAACGACCAGTTGGACCCTTGAAGCCATGGTCCCAGTAACGGACCCACGGGAGTTCCTCACCAGCCTTAGCCGGAAGGAAACGAATAACGGCATAACCGTTACCAGCTTTATCTACGATTGGAGCCCAGATGCGGTCGTCCGTGTAGGATTTCTTCTCGCCGCCACCGGCGACTTTTTGAGCAGCCGCTGTGAGGCTACTGATTGCATTATTGCGATTATTTTTGAGTGCTGCGAATGACATAGTATTTGAGTATGGTTGTATGGTTGACGTATATGATAATATCCTTTATTCCCTATTTGTAAACCTCAAAAGTACGATTTCACGCAACTTTTTTATGTCTACCTTCTGTTTTAGGAATGGCTTGAACTTTAGAACTTTCTTGGAAAACTCGGGCCATAGAATGGTCTCCGTAATCTTTGAGCGTTTCATAAAGCCCACCATAATGTCGAGAACTACCAAGGTTTCAAGCTCAATAGTTTTGTCCATCACCAATGTCGCAATTCGTGGATGAGCTCCATTCTCCGACTTAAATAAGTCATCAAATGCAAGCCCATTACCCTTACAATGCTCCACCAGTCTGTCTACTTGATCGCCAAAGAAATAACTCATTGACTCTATCCGTTTGAGATAGAACTTGTAGTTATCGTCTGCCGATTGTTCAACTAGATTGCCTGCCCAGCACTTACCCGTATCCAAGGATGCAAAGTTCGCAACCAGGAAGTCAATCAAAATTCGTTTGTCGGGATACTTCTTGGCCAACTTAGCAAAGAAGTATTTGTCCTTACGTTGAAAGAACGACTTCTGGGTCGCAGAAGTCTTAAAACTATATTTGAGTGCGTCATAAGAATCGCTCTCAAAATGTAGTTTAACACTATTATATATCAAATATGAGTCCCAGGGCTGCATTTTAGTTTATCAATTTCTTGTTTAATATGATCCCTTAGTCTACATTCAAGGTTAATGATTTGATTGGCGATGTAGTGTTTAAGAGTGGTCTCATAGGAATTACTGCACTCCTTAACAGACATCTGCTCCAAAACCGGAACATGATTTTTTAGAACGGATTCGGCAATCTTTTCCACATACTTATCCAAGGGGTATATACCCGAAACTGTTCCTCTTGTGGCTTGAACTTGAATATGATCCTCGCTATAGGTAATACGTTGCGTGGTTGTTGAATTCCACGTGGAGGGAAACGAAAGACTATTAGCTCCAACAGAATATAGCGATGAGGCGCCGTTAGCCCAATCATTGGTGCTCTGAATCGCCGGCGACTGAACTGCAACGGCTGGAGGCTCTTCCTTTACAGGCTTGGGCTTCGGCTTAGGATATAGCTCTTCAAGCTTTTCAATGAGACTGTCACTGATTGTATTCATATTACATGAAGGAATCTAATGAGTTGCTTTTGGGTAATAGATTGCGCGTCATTGCTTCGGCTTCAATCTTTGATTTAATGACGGGAGAGATGAGTTTACCAATGTCCAATGGGTCGATTTGCTTCTCTTCACAATAATGAAGAACTGCTTCCATATAGGTCATCTTTTCATCAATAACCAATTTTTCAATGATGGTTGCAAGACTTTGTTTCGTGAGGATATTATCGAGGAGCATGGTGTTATTAACGGTGAAGTTCTACGCGTTGGATACGGTAGTTGGCAACCTCTTCAGGAAGGTTCATGTCCTTTACAATTTTGGCACGTTCGGGAGAATTGTCGGTTTCATAGTAGTACAT